ATTTTATTATTTTCCATTTACTATATATTTGCTTTATAAAATAAATCAATATGTTCTATTTTATAAATTTATGGTCTCCTTCTAGCTAAATTACTATTTTTTTGCATTTTTTAATTCTCCAAAAATATTTTGAAAAATGGACAAAAAGTATGTCCAATTTTTATTTTTCGATTTGAGAATTGTTAAAAAAAACGCAAAAAATCACTTTACAGCATAATGGTGTAATTTATAATTTTGAAAAATAAAAAGTGTTACTGAAAGTTTTTTATACTTTTTTTAAAAAAGATTTAGGCGTTTTTTATATTATCCATATATAATAATGGAAGATAAAATAAAAACGCCAAAAAACTCTAAAAAATACGAATGTATAAAATGTAACTTTATATGCTATAAATTATGTGATTATAATAGGCATTTACTAACAGGTAAACATATGAGGATAATAAATGATAATGAAAAAGCGCAAAAAAACGCTACACGACAATACATTTGTAATTGTGGTAAAGAATACAAATATAGTTCGGGTCTATCAAAACATAAAAAATTATGCGATGGTAATAAAAAAGACTCAATAATTATATCCGACAATAAAGATGAAATGAAAGATTTAGTATTTAAATTAATAAATGAGAATCAAGACTTGAAAAATACATTATTAAAAGAAAATTTTGAACTTAGAAATCAACTTAAAGAACAAAGCCAACAAATTACACAGCTTATTCCAAAAGTTGGGAATAATCATAATACTATAAATAGCCATAATAAAAATAAATTTAACATTAATGTATTTTTGAATGAAAAATGTAAAGACGCATTATCAATGGATGAATTTATTAATAAAATAGAAGTTTCCATGAAAAACTTATTAACAACAAAAGAAAAAGGGCAAACACATGGTATAAGTAATATAATAATAGAAAACATGAATAAACTATCATTATATGAAAGACCAATGCATTGCACTGATAAGAAACGAGAAACTTTGTATGTAAAAAATAATATATGGGAAAAAGATGATAATAAACAGCATATAAATAAAGCATTAAAGAAGGTAGAATCAAAACAATTAAAAAATTTAAATGTATGGTTAGAAGAACACCCAAATTATATGAATAATCCAAGAGAACAAGAAGAATTTGCGCAATTAATGAGTGAATGTGGAAAATCAGTTGATGATGGAAGAGAGAAAATAATAAAGAAGTTATGTGATAATGTATATTTGGAAAAAACAGATGAATCTTAAATTTCTAATGTATCAATGTTGAATATTTTACCATTTTTATTTATTTCTTTTTTACCAACAACAAATTTATTGAAATATTTATTATTTAATTCTTCTGATGGAATATGATTGTGAACTTTTCTAGCAATCATTTTATATAATTTAAAATCTGGATATCTCTCTTCTCCATCATTTTTATATAAAACATTTCGCCCTTTATCATCTTTACACCAATTAATTATAATTTTATGTATTGGCGATTTAATTTTATCAATATCATCATATAATTCATAAATATAATCTAACATAGAACAACCTAAGCGACATAAATCAAAACTAGGGTTTGGTTCAATAATAGGCTTTTCATTATCATAATAAGGTTCAAAATTATATTGTGTAGCGGCATCCCCATCTTTATGAAAACTATCACTACACATTAAATGATTTTTATATTTGTATATTGCTCTACCAAAATCAATAATTTTGAAAATTTTACCAAATGTTTTTACTTTATAATGTTTATCGTTATATTTATAATATAAATATTTTTTTTCTGTTTCAACATACATAATATTATTAGTATGTAAATCATTATGTGTAAAATCAAAAAGTTTTTGATATGTTATGAGAATCATTAAAATTTGTATTACAATACATCCCAATTCTTCTTCATTAACAATATCTTCAACTAATAAATAATCTAGTGTATTTTTACATTGTTCTAATGCTATAATTTGAATTGGAAATTTATCTATTGAAACAAATACATCTTCCATTTCACTTGAAGAAGATTCGGAAGTCTCTCCTTCTTCTTCATCATCTTCATTGCTTTCAGAATCTTCATTTGTAATAGATGAACGTGAAGAACATGAAGAAGAAGATGAAGAATTAGATTTACTTTTACTACTTTCACGATCTTTTAATGATAATGTTTCAAATATTAACTCCTTTTGTTGAGTTATATTATCTTCATTATTAGATTCTAATATATTATCAACTATATCATCAATTGTATCAGTATTATCAGTATTATCAGTATTATCTGATATATCTATACTATTATCTATATTCATATCAACATCAAAATCATTCATATTAATATTTGAAAAATCTTTTTCTAAATCATCATATACAGTTTTTTGATTATTTAATTCTTCAATATTCATTAATTCAGTTTCATCATCATCAAATTCTAATCTTTTTTTGTTATCACGAGAATTATTATTTATTATACTTTCATAATCGGGGTTCAAAAAATGGAAAAAATTATTAATATTTTTGTAAAAAAAATCTTTATCTTCTAAAAATTCCATATCATCACAAATATCAATAATGTAATTATTTTTAATTCCAAGAAAAGATCCATAGAAGTCTATTCCATGTAAAAATCCATAATTATTGTATAATTGTGAAGATAAATATGAAAAAAATCCATCAACATAAGAGCAATTATTCGTGTCTCTTATTTTTTCTAATACACTATCATGATTTAGTTTGGGTAATTTGTATATATTTTCATCATTAACATCATATTTTCCAGCTAAAAATTTAACTGGGTCTAAAAGTGGACTTAATTTAAAAAATAATTCAGTTTCATGGATATTATTTGTTTCAGTATCTTCATATTTTATTTTGTATTTATTTTCTGATATTTTTTCAGTTATTTCTGTAATATGTTTTTTGTTATTTAAATTAATTGAGTTAAAATTATTTTCATTCAAGGAAAAGAAATTTTCATATAAAGGAATATAGTTTTGTGGATTCTCTAGATTGAGTAATTCTTTATCAGTAAAATTGCTAAAAAGAATCTCATTATTATTTTTCTTATAATTTAGATTCATTAATCAATAATTATTAAATATTTTTTAAATTAAAAATTTTATCTTAATTAATTTTTAATTTAATTATAATTTTTATGTTTTTCGTTAATATAAAAACAATAATATATAATAAATTATTATGAGTTTAGAATTAAAGAAATTTGATATGAAAAAAATTACTTTTAAACCAGATGAAAATAAGGGACCTGTAATTGTATTAATTGGTCGTCGTGATACTGGAAAGAGTTATTTAGTAAGAGATTTACTTTATTACCATCAAGATATACCAATTGGAACAGTAATATCTGGAACTGAAGCCGGAAACGGATTTTATGGTAGTCATGTTCCCAAATTATTTATTCATGATGAATATAATACTGTTATCATTGAGAATATATTAAAACGTCAAAAAACAGTCCTAAAAAGAGTTAAACAAGATTTAGAGAATTATCGTAAAAGTTCAATTGACCCTCGTGCATTTGTTATTTTAGATGATTGTCTTTATGATAATTCATGGTCTCGTGATAAGATGATGCGACTTTTGTTCATGAATGGGCGTCATTGGAAAATCATGCTGGTCATAACAATGCAATATCCTTTAGGTATCCCACCAACGCTAAGAACTAACATTGATTACGTGTTCATTTTAAGAGAACCATACATCGCTAATCGAAAGCGTATTTATGAAAATTATGCTGGTATGTTTCCAACATTCGAGGCATTTTGTCAAGTCATGGACCAATGCACAGAAAATTATGAGTGCTTGGTAATCAATAACAATGTTAAATCCAATAAATTACAGGACCAAATTTTCTGGTATAAGGCGGAACCACACAAGGATTTCAAGTTAGGTTCCAAAGAATTCTGGGAAATGTCTAAGAATCTTGGCTCAGATGATGAAGATGAAATGTATGACCCAAATTCAGCATCAAATAATAAGCGCAAAGGCCCCAAAATCAATGTTAAAAAGAACAAATGGTAATACTATTTATATAATAACTATCTATTTTCTTTTATATTCTTTTAATAAATATTTTGTTTTTATAATTTTGCTTTCAAATAAAAAAACAAATAAAACTTAAAGAAATATGTATAAATATAATTATAAATAATGTCTAGTTTAGATATTGTTGATTTGATTACTAACAACCCTATTACAAAATTGTCTGATACTCATAATAATAAATTTTTAGAAAAAGTAAAAAAAAACTTTAATGAATATGAACAACAAATATTTATAACTAGTTTTTATAGTTATTTGAATTATCATAAAACAGAAGATTATATTATAGATTTAGATAATATATGGAAATGGCTCGGTTTTAATCAAAAAATTAAAGCAAAATATTTATTAGAAAAAAATTTTAAACTAGGAATTGATTATAAAAATTCGCTTTCCCTACAGGGAAAGCAAAAAATTATTGAAAATAAAGGTAGTGGTGGTCACAATATTCAAAAATATTATTTAAACATTAAAACATTTAAATCGCTATGTTTAAAAGCTCAAACAAAAAAAGCAGATGAAATCCACGAATATTATATCAAATTGGAAGAATTAATCCAAGAAGTATTAGAACAAGAAGCAACAGAAATGAAAAATAAATTATTAATAAAAGATAATGAGATTAGTGAAAAAAATAATTTATTAAAAAATGCTAATCAAGATAAATATAAAACAATTGAAAAAACATTAATTTCTCAATTTCCAGTAAATACAGAGTGTATTTATTTTGGAACTATTGATAATACTAATGAAAAAAGAGAAAAATTAATTAAATTTGGTCATAGTAATAATCTTCCATTAAGAGTTCAGGACCATCATAAAACATACAACAACTTTATTCTTCGTGATGTTTTTAAGGTTCATAATAGACAAGAAATAGAAAATACAATAAAAGCATATTCAAAAATAAAAAATCATATGCGAACTATTAAAATAAATGGAAAAAATAAGAATGAAATATTAGCATATGATGAAACCTATTTTACTATTAATCGTGTTTCAAAATATATTAAAGATATTATTTCTGAAAAGACATACAGTATTGAAAATTTCAATAAATTATTAGAAGAAAATTCAAATTTAAAAAAAGAAAATGAAGAATTATTTAATACACTAACTATTTCAGAAGAAAAAATAAAAAATTATGAATTTGAATTAAATGAAAAGAATGAATTAATTGAAAAATTAGAAAATTCTATTAAATTATTAAAAGAAGAAACTGTTGAAAATATAGAAAAAACAGTTGTTTATAATAACTCACTTATAGAAGATAATGAGATAAATAAAAAATTTAATAAATTTATAGATGAATGTTGTATTGTAAGAAATGATGTAGAAGAGGATTCTGGAGATATTATTGGACAATTTAGAATTTGGAACGGAGAGAAACCAAAAAAAATATTATTTGAAGAATTTAATAAATATTTAAGAAC